CTCCGGGCGATCCACGGCTATATCGACGACACACCCGACAATCGCACACTTGTTTACCAGGATTGTAGTCGTCGTGCCCGAGCACTGAAGCTTAACGAAGACCCGCGTTTCAAAGACATGCGCGAACATGATATGGTTCGTCTTGTCAAGTGGGCATCATCACTCTTTTGGCTCAAATCAGATGTTGACGAGGACATTGATGAGCTCTTCTCTGATCCATACACCAGAGAGAGTGTTGATACACGCAATCGCACGGCCAAACGATTGCGTGCTGGTAAGCACGAATAGGTCTGCTTAGCACGAAAACACGCTACCAGTTCGAAGACATCTGTTCCCTATGAATTATATGAACAGTTGCTAACGGCGAAGACTGGTAATAGGGTGCGTGTTACTAGTGTTAGGCAGGTCAAAGGGACGAAGGCGTCCCGCGTCTACTATACGGTGAATGGAAGTGTGGGCGCGCATTGGGATGTACCGGACAATGACCTGGACACGGTCATGCATGCGATATTAGAGAGGGTGTACTACGTTAAATTGGATGGCAAGTTTCAAGAGCCTCCAAAACCCAAATCGAAATCACATGTTTTTAAAACACTCAACAACTGGTTCGAGCGCATGGATAAGGTCGCAAGGGATCACGGTAAAGTACCCGCAGTGTCTGATCAGAGCTTTCTTGATCGATATGCCGGTGCGAAAAGGAAAATCTATGAGCGAGAGGTTGAGTGGTCAAAGACGCATAATTTGACCACTAGAGAAGGTAGAGTGAGGATATTCACAAAGGATGAGTATCGCAAGAAGGGCGGCGCGCCCCGAGCGATTCAACCCCGATCACCACGTTTTAATGTCCGGTGGGGAAGGTATATACAAGCAGTTGAGGAACTAACTTATGAAGGGATTAACAAGATCTTTGATCCCACGGGAGAATTCAAGACCGTTGCAAAAGGAATGAACATGCAACAACGAGGAGATGCCATTGAGAGAATGTGGTCAAGTTTTAATGACCCAATAGCCGTCGGATTGGATGCGGCTAGATTCGATCAACATGTGTCTAAACCAATGTTACAGTGGGAGCACGCTATTTACAAGCTCTGGCTGGATCTCGGTGCGAGAGATGACCTCGAACCATTTGACTGGCTGGCTCGAATGCAGCTAGAAAACGTTGGCAGATATTATGGAAAAGATGGCAAAATCAAATACACAGTGGATGGTGCACGAATGTCAGGTGATATGAACACTTCGTGCGGAAACATCAACATCATGTG